CCGCCGATGGCTTGATCTCTACAATCAAGGCCACCAACGACCATGTTCAGATAGAGTGGAAAATCTGACATTTCCGCTCTATCGCCCCTCATTTCTATTTTATCTTGTTTGTACCCCTTGTACACCGATGTTTGAATCATGGACGAGCAGACGACTGTGCTTGCGCCGGAACAGGCGTGGGCGGCGCTGATGGCGCATCGAAGCGCGTATTATGCGCCATATTCCGCTGTTTATTGCGGCGCAGAAAAGGCGTTGAGAAAGACGGCCAAGCCGAAATCCTTCTGGCGGCGGGCGAGTAAGCAGAAAATCCATGTGCCGATTGCGGCTGACATTGCCACGACGGGCAGCGACCTGCTTTTTGGTGAACATCCCAAAATCATCTGTGTGGATGATATGAAGGAACAGCCGAACGGAGAAGGTCAGAAAAGGCTGGAGGAGATTCTGCGAATCAACGCCATGTCGGCGCTGCTCAACGAGGCGGCGGAAAGCGCGGCGGCGCTCGGCGACGTGTATCTCAAAATTGCATGGGATGTGCTGCGCTTGTCCTGTCCGATGATTCGCGTTGTGCAGGGTGATGATGCGTGGCCGGAATACAGGCTTGGAACGCTTCGGGCGATTCACTTCTTCACAATCATTGAGGAAGAACGCAGCGCGTCCGGCAATGTTCAGAGCGTCATCCGTGCGTATGAGCTGTATGAACCGAAGCGGATTTCCACAAGACTTTATCGCGGCACTTTGGACAGCCTCGGTGCACAGATGAGCGATGACGAGGTGCAAAAGCTGGGCATTGAGCCGGAAGTGAGCACGGGAACGGATGAGATTCTGGCCGTTCATGTGCCGAATATCAAACCCAATCGGATGTTCCGAGGCTCGTACATGGGGCGCAGCGATTATGACAATCTTCGTGATCTGATGGATGCGCTTGATGAATCCTATTCGAGCTGGATGCGGGATATCAGATTGGCCAAAGCACGGCTGATTGTTCCCGCACAGTTTCTTCGACGCAAGCCGGAAGAAATGTTTGGCGACAGCATGAATCGCCCACCGACGTTTGAGTTTGATGAAGATGTCGAGACGCTGGTCGCGCTGGACACCCAAAGCGGTTCTTTAGGTGGCGATGGTGAATCCAATAAGATTACGCCCTCTCAATTTTCCATCAGAGCGGATGAACATCAGAAAACATGTGTTGCGCTTGTCAGGGAAATTGTCACAGGCGCAGGATATTCGCCGCAGACTTTCGGCATCGACATTGAGGGAATGGCGCAATCGGGTACGGCACTTCGAATTCGTGAGAAGAAATCCTATTCAACGTGTGCCAAAAAGCAGACGTATTGGCAGGATACGCTGGAAGGATTGCTGACAGCCATGCTCCATCTTGACGCGCGGCTGTACCCGAAGAAGGGCAGCTCGCAGGAAATCCATGTGCATGTGCGCTTTCCGGGCATCTTTGCCAGCGATATGGCGACCACATCCTCCACGATTGAGATGATTAACCGCGCGCAGTCGGCCAGCGTACAGACAAAGGTGCGCATGCTGCATCCTGATTGGGATGAGGCGCAGGTTGCTGCCGAAGTCAAGCTGATTTATGAGGAAAACGGGATCGGCATGGATGAGCCGGATGCGCGGCTGGGTGATTATGCACCGCTGCCGAATAAGCAGCATGCGCCGCTGGAAGATGAGCAGGAGGAATAGGGGGATGAATAAGCATGGCAATCCCCGTAGGCGAATACGAGAGCCTTGCGCAGCAGGTGCTTGAGGTTTACAACGAAGCGGAGCTGACCATGATTCGCCGCGTTGCACGCAGGCTGCTGAAGGGTGTGAACGCGCCTGGATGGGCCGAAAGAAAGCTGTCCGAAACAGCGCAGGTACACCGCCAACTTTCCGAGCTGCTTGCCGCTCTGACAAAGAACAGAGGGAAGATTACATCGGACACGCTGGAAACGGCCTATGCAGACGCACAGAAATGGTGCTTTGCGGATGCGAAAGCATATGCGCAATCCATCGGCATTTTGCATATTGCGCCGAACAGAGCAAAGGTAGCCGATATCTTGTCCGATCTCAACAGGCGACTGGATGCGGCAGACCGAAGGATTCTCCGCCAATGCGATGATGCGTATGCGGATGTGATAGCCGATGCGTCCGCGCTCGTGGCAACGGGCAGCATCACCTATCGGGAAGCGGTTGGACGCGCCCTTCGGGACTTTGCCGATAAGGGCATATCGTCCTTTGTTGACCGTTCCGGGCGGACATGGCAGATGGGAACATACGCGGAAATGGCGGTGCTGACTGCAATCACGCAGGCGACCGTCAGCGGGTATACCGATACCATGCAGAGCTACGGTTATGATTTGGCGATGATTTCATCGCACATGGATGCTTGCCCGCTTTGTGAAGCATGGCAGGGCGTTGTGGTTTCCGTTTCTGGAACGAATCATCGTTATCCGAGCTTGGATGACGCTTACGCCGCAGGAGTGTTCCATCCGCGGTGTCTGCATCATATTTCCATTTATCACGAGGGCATCACGCATGGAACACTGCGCAGTCGACCGCAGGCTGTACAGCAGCCGTCCGAAGGGTATACAGCCCGCAGCCGCCAACGGTACTGTGAACGGCAGATTCGGAGGTATAAACGGCGGCAGGCAGCAGCGGCAACGCCGGAGGAAGAACGGGAAGCGTTCAACATGGTGCGCAAGTGGCAGCGGATTACACGCCAGCACATTCAGAACGCGCCGACGACGCTTCTTCGGCATTATGACCGCGAGGGCGGCAGGGTGAAGCTCAGCGATGCAGCGCGAAAAATGAAAAAGTAGGAGGCATAACAGGTGCAGAAAAATACGGTTTGTCTGACGATGGAAGATGCGAAGCAGATCTATGAGTTGTTCAACGCCTGTGCGTTGGCAGATTTGCATTACCATACCTGTCAGAGTGAACTTTTTCGCCGTCATGTTTGCAGCACGTATAAGGCGGCCAACGTTGTAGACGCATTTGATAGGCTGAAAGCCATGATTAACAGTTCCACCGAACAGGCAGAAAAGAAGGGGGAATAATCTATGCTGATTGGCAACGAGGAGAGAAGGAGCTTTAGCAGAACGCTTCGGGACGAAGAAAAGAGGCAGGTGCTTGCTTTACGGCTGTCCTATGATTCCGGCGAAATCATCCTCCAGATTGAGCAGATCGACAAGGACTACTGCATGGCGCATAGGCAAGATGTGCAGGAGGCTGTGAATCAGTTCGTCTCTGATACGGTGCAAATGCTGGAGGATGCCGGACTGCCGAGCATCAAATAATCCATGACCATCAGAGCGATTCTTTTTGGAGAACGCTCTTTTGTTTTGCCCGGCGCGCGGGTTTCGCGCGCTCCGCCGAGCGGGAGACAGCCCGTCCAAAAGTCAAAGCGGATGACCAGAAAGAGTAGGAGGAAAAGCAAATGCCTGATACCCCGAACTATGATTACCTCAAGCCCGTTCTCGGTGAGGAGCTTTTCGGCCAGTTTGCCGAGAAGATGGCCGCTGCACAGGGCATCCAACTCGCCAATGTGGGAGATGGAGCATACATCCCCAAGGCCAAGTATGATGCGGACAAGCGACAGCTTAGCTCGCAGATTACCCAACTGAACACCCAGCTTCAACAGGCGCAGGCGGCCGGGGCGAACGCGGCCGCGCTTAATCAGCAGGTCGCGCAGTTGACTGCTGACTTGGCTGCGCGGGATAAGACCATCGCCGACAGCGCGAAGAAGGGGCTGATTCTCGCAGAGCTGCGAAATGCTGGCGCGCGAGACCCCGAACTGCTGGTGCGCCTGATTGACATGGACAAGGTGACGCAGAAGGACGGGAAGCTTGAAGGGCTGGATGATCAGCTTAACCCGATGAAAACTGCACAGCCGTATCTTTTCGGCAATCTGCCTGGCGGCCGCGGCGGTTTGGATACGCACAGCGGCGGCGCAGGTGCAGAAATGACTAACCAGCAGGTGAATGATGAGATTCGCCGTGCGGCAGGCCGATAATCGACCGTCCGAAAGGACAGACAGGAGAACAACATGAACATGATTAACCGCAACAGCGCGGAAGCGCTTATTCCCGAGCAGGTATCCAAGACGATTATTCAGAACGTTGCAACGCGTTCTGTGGCGCTGCGTCGCGGCTACCGTATGCCGAACATGACGGCGAAGCAGCAGAAGATTCCTGTGCTGACGGGTTCTGTGGCTGCTGGCTTCGTCAATGGCGACGTTGGCCTCAAGCCGACCAGCGGTTTGACGTGGGAAAAGGTCAACATCGTGGCGGAGGAGGTTGCCGTCATCGTGCCGATTCCTGACGCGGTGCTGGATGATGCGGATTACGACATCTGGGGCGAGGTGCAGCCGCGCATCGAGGAGGCATTCGCCAAGGTCATCGACATGGCCGTATTCCACGGCACGAACAAGCCGGACACGTGGCCGGAAGGTCTGGTCAGCGGCGCGATTAAGGCGGGCAAGGTGCGCCCGATGACTGGCGACCTGTATCAGGACATCAACGGCGAGGACGGCGTGATTGCGCTCGTTGAGGAAAAGGGTCTGCCTGTTGATGCCTTTATCGGTGCGCTTCAGCTCCGTGCGAAGCTGCGCGGCGCGGTGGATACGAACCGACAGCCGATTTTCCGACTGGCGTACAGCAACGGCACGGCGGGTAAAGCGCTGTATGAACTGAACGGCAGCGAGATTGATTTCCCGATGAATGGTTCTTTTGACGGCAAGCAGGCACTTCTGCTGGCTGGCAACTGGAACCTCATGCGCTATGCGATTCGGCAGGATATCACCTACAAGATTCTGACGGAAGCGTCTCTCACCGACGATTCCGGCAAGGTGCTGCTCAACCTTGCCCAGCAGGATTGCTGCGCAATTCGAGCTGTCATGCGCCTTGGCTGGGCACTGCCGAAGCCGATGAACATGGTTTCCGGCACGAACTATTACCCGTTTGCCGTGCTTCTGCCGACGACCGTTCACACCATTGATGCGGCGACGTTCAAGGTAACGAAGCCCGTCAAGGCGGCAGCTCCGCAGGCCGCGCACGATGGCGGTGACGGCTATACGGCGGGCATTGAATGGCTGCCGGCTGCGGACAGCTTTGCAGCGTCTACCGTCTATACGGCCAAAGTGACACTGACCGCTGAGGATGGGTATATGTTCCCGGCGACGTTCGGCGCGGCCAATATCAGCGGCCTGCCCAAGACCTCCGAGGCCAAGGTCACTGTGGAGCGTGTGAACGGCAACACCGTGACGATTACGGCCAAGTATACCGCGACCGGCGCGTAAGCCGGAAGGTATCGGGCGGGTGCGGGTTGTCCGCCCGAAGTTTCATTTGAGGAGATGAAGATAAGCCGATGCCCATTGAGGAAAACGACATGATTAACATGCGGGCGAAGATGAGCGGATTCATCTTTCCGAATGTACCAATCAGCGATTTTGAGCGGGCTGCATTTGAGCGGGCTGTCAACTACCAGATCGAACACGAGCGTCAGCGGCGCGCGGCTGTGGGCATGAGCCTACCCGAAGGGGTAACGTCAGTCGCAATCGGCCACTTTTCGGCATCGTTTGATGATTCGGCGTTCACTGGCAAGCTGACCCGAAAGACGATTTGTGATGCGGCATACAGTGAGCTGTTGCTGGCTGGGCTGCTTTATCGTGGGCTTGAAGGGAGGATGGCAGCATGTCCCTGATTGATATGCTGATGACGCAGGAGGCGCGCATTAAGCCTTTTGAGCGTTATGCGGGCGGAAAGGCGCTGTACGGCCTCGAAGAAGTACGAAAATGCAGGATGGAGTTCGGGAAAAAGACGAAAGTCGTCTATAAAAATCCTGACGGCTCTATTGCCGAGACCGTGGCCTCTGCGCTGATGTTCTGTCCAATGCCGCCGATTCCCGTAAACAGCATCGTCGAGTGTGAAGGAGCGAAAATGCGCGTGATTCAGTGTAGCCAAATGCACGGATTTGGGGCATATTCGCATCTGGAAGTGCAGCTCGAATGAGCAGACACGGAAAGGTGCGCGTCAAAATCAACAAAACGCTGATTCAGCGGCAGGTGCAGTCCGGTGGCAAAAGGGGAACGTTTGCCATGCTTGACCATATCGCATCTGTTTCTAAAGATCAGGTGCCGTTGGACATGGGGCCGCTGAAAAACTCCTGCGTTGTGGATGTGGCAGAGGATGGCTTATCCGGCACGATTTCATACGATACGCCGTATGCGGTCGTTCAGCATGAGAATCGGCATTTTCGTCACCAGCGAGGCCGAAAGGCCAAGTATCTGGAAGACCCCATCAATGATAAGGGCGTGCAGCGGGAAGCGCTGGCCGTGCTGGCGGACGCAATGGGTGAAGACCTTGGAGGATGAAGCGCGTGAATCTGATCGAACAGGTGGCCAACCATCTTGAATTTTTGGGGCTTGGCTTATGCGCCACGGAAGAGCAGGACGGGAATATCTTCTGGGGGCATTTGCCGGACAGCCCGGATTGCGCAATCTGCATTTTTTCCACGGATACGGGGTTTTCGGGGAGCAAAGACGGCGCAAGGATTCAAATCTATACGCGCGGCGGTGTCGGCGATGCCCAATGGCCGTATGAAATGGCATGCAGGATTACCGAAGAGCTGGAGGGCTTTATCGGATTCATGGCCGGAGACGGCGTAAGCGTTCGGGTGGAAACTGTCAATTCTGCGCAGGGACTCGGTACGGACGCAAGGGGACGCGAGCTGTATTCCAGCAACTATCTGATTTATTACTGTGATTTTTGATTGGAGGGAAGCACATGGGCAAGAAGGGCAGAAAAAACGGTTGCCCTGTCAATATCCGCAACTGGGTGGTGTCGATTCTCGACGTTGCCACGCAGCAGTTCGTGCGGATTTATGGCCTGACCAGCCTGACGCGCACCATCGAGGGTGAAACCGAGGACGGCAGCGCGGACACCGATATCTGGGCAGAGCCGTACATCACCAAGCGTTCCAGCTCCTGTGACTTGGAAGGCGACAAGAAGGTTATTGAAGCGACCGGCGAGGTTGACCCCGGACAGGAGATGCTGAACGAGTACGCGGAAATGAGCGGATGCGATTCCGACTGTACGCTCAAATTCGTTGACCCGTATGGTCACGGCTGGATTGCGGATTACGTTGTGACCAGCGCCGAGGAGTCGAGCGACGACAGCGATAACAGCGTGACGTGGTCTCTGGAACAGGTCGGCGAGGCCGAACCGATTCAGTATGTGCAGGTGAAGGCTGTCGCGGCCAAGTCTGGCGGCACGGCGGCGGCTACGCTGGAAATGAAGGTCGGCGACAGCCCGAAGCTCATCGACGTGGAGTTCACGCCCGAAAATGCGTCGAATCAGCGATTCCGCGTGACCAACAACAAGCGAAGCGTTGTTCAGGTGTCGGATATCACCGAAAGCGGCTTTACGCTCACGGCGGTTGGGGAAGGCACGGCGAACATCGTCATCACCAGCGTCAATGGCGCGAAAACGGCCAGCATTGCCGTAACCGTTACGGCCGCCTCGTAAGAGTGGCAGCACATATAACAGGGAGGAGCGAAGCGCTTCTCCCTCTTTTTTTGAAGTGAATGGAGGAAAAACACATGGCTAAAGTGCTTGAGTTTGATACGTTTATGCAGGAAGCGAAGGGCGAAAACCTCACGGTGCGCGTCGGCGGCAAGGATTATTCCGTTCCGCCCAAAATTCCGGCGATAGTGCCGCTGATGATGGCACGTGCGGAGAAGCTGGCTGACCAGAGTTCCCGCAATGCGGCGTACAGCAAGATGATCTTCACGGCGGCGGATGCGCTGTTCGGCGAA